TTGAACTTGCACTCCAGCTTCGCGCTGGTGCCGTCCGGCAAGGGAAATTCGATGGTGCCGGAGATGGTCTCGGGGCGCTTGCCCAGAATGAACGGAGCAGCCTTGTCGGCCTTCTTTGCAGATGCGGTCATAGTGATGGTCTTTCAGCAGATGGATGTGGAATGCCCGCGCCCGACTGCCCGCCTCTGCTGAGAGACGAAACAGCCGGGCCGGTGCAACTGGCGCCGATCAGATGGCGTAGCGGGTAGTGCGGCCCTGCGGGGCCATGGCGGCGGTCACGGTGTCCACCTGGCCCTTGGTGAGTGAGGGGATCTCGTTCAGGGCGATGTAGCCGTAGAAGTAGTTCACGTTGCCGTTGGGCTTGAGCACCTTCAGCGCGACCAGCAGGCGGTCCTCGGAGGCCTTCTTGACGGCTTTGTAGCCCGGCAGGCTGGGGTCATCGCCGATGGGGATCGTGATGCTGGTAGCACTGAAGCCCGTGGGGATCTGGAAGGTGTTCATGCTGGCCAGGGGAGCCACTTCGGCGAACTGCGCATCGCCGCCCGAGGTCGAGGGGTTCAGCACCTGCTGGATTTCCTGCCAGGTGGTGATGGGCAGCACCGAACCGATGCCGCCACCCGGCGTGAAGCGGTTCTCGTTGAGCGTGTCCAGGCCGTCGATGGCGAAGGTGCCGGCCGCAGTGTTGGCGACACGGAAGACGCGGTTGTTGGCGTCATCCCAGCCGGACGTGAAGATGAACTCCTTGCCGTTGGGCAGGCCGTGCGCTGCTGCACTCGCAACTGCGGGGCTGGCGTTGGTCACCGCCGTGACGGCGATAGCCGTGCCATAGACGGTGGAGATGAACAGCTTGCTGCCGTCCGGTACGGTGTATGCCATGGTGGGCCTTTCAATGAAAAAGCCCGCAGTCGCGGGCATGTGTACGCCCTCGCGGGCACAAAAAAAGCCACCCGGAGGTAGCTCAACTTTTCAGATTTAGCTGGTCAGGCGGGGAAAGCTCGCCAGTTGACGGAGACCGGCACCGTGTACCAGCCTTCGTCGGGAATGCCGCCAGCGATGGACGGCGTTCGCGTGAGATCAATGCGGTGGTTGCCGGCATCCAGGCTCTGGACTGGGGCGAAAAGTGCGGCCACTTGCTCGGCCATCTGCTTCGCCTCTACCTTGCCCTGGCCTGCGGGCCACACCACATCCACCTGGAAGATGCCGAGGCGCTCAGCTGCATCACCAACCAGGGTGAAGTCCCTCGGCGTGTTGTGCAGGTGATGCACGCGCAGGTAGCCCTGGCCGGTCGTCGGCTCAAAGGCCACGTCCTCCCAGGCGATGGGCGGCGGCGAGGCCAGGGTCATCAGGCGCTCCTCAAGGGCTGATTCGATTGCCACAATGCTCATGCTTCACCCCTCACTGCATCTGCCGTCTTCTTCAGTGCCTGCCCAGTGTTCTGAAGCGACAACCGCACCATTCCGTTTGGAGCCTGCTTGGACCAGCCATATTCAAGGCGCTTCGCGTATGGAAGGTTGTTTGAGACGTAGATCACCATCCCGAGCTTCAATCCGTCGAACACCGTAGCGGCACGCTTCAGAGAGCCGGACCCGCTTGCGTCTGGAGTCTCCTCAACGGCTGCGTTGATGAACCCGATCCCAACCTGCCAGTTGTTTTTGAAGCGCCCGCCTGTGTAGCCCTTGCCGACAGCCAGAGGGAATTTCTTGTTCACCACCTGCCTGCTCGTGCCCTTGCGCCGCTTGCCAGGATTCGCCGCGTTGTACGTGAAAGCCTCCTCGCGGTATGCCTCTCTTGAAGATATGACGCCTTGATTCGCCTTCCACAGATCCGGGTTCCCGACAGGGGAGCCATCCACGCAGTCGCTGAGGATCTCAAGCAACGTTCTGCGAACAATCTCCCGGGAGCGTTCGATTTGCACCAGGCACACGCGCTGCAGATCGTCAGCGAAGCCCATCACACACCTCGCAACTGCAGCTTGTAGAGCACCGCCACGCCGGCCGGCGCAACGATCCCGACATCGACCACGTTGTAGACCTTGGCACCTACGGTCACGGTGTCGCCCGTCTTCGGGGCCACCTCGATCTGCGGGGCCAGGAGCAGGCGTTGGTCGCCGTGCTTGATGAGCGTTCCGTCGATGTCGCGCTGCTTGTAGCCGAACAGCGCGCCGGTGCCGGGGTAGTCGAGCACGTTGGGCGTGACCGGCTGGCCGGGCACGAACGGCCCAGGTGGGCCCTTGCGGTGCAGCGTGACGGGCTGGCCGGCCTCGGCAATGGACTCCAGCGCGCCAGCGGCGATTTCGTCGTAGTCGATGGCCATGGGTCACTCCTCGCGCCGGCACGGGTCCGGCTTCCAGGTCATGCGCCTGGCCTTGATCGTCCGCTTACCCAGAGCGATGGCCTTGAGCACACGATGCCTGCCGTCTGCGATGGAGCCCATCCAGTCCAGCAGGATCGGGCAGTCCAGATCGGCGTCCATGCACTGCCGCACATGCCGCGCGAGACCCAGCATGTCGCAGCCCTGCCAGATCTGGTGGTCCAGATCGATCCCAGCCAGGGGCATGTCGAACACCGGCAGATCCTTCGTGTCGTCCAGCAGCCGGGCCACCGAGTACCAGCAGCCCTTGCCGTCGTGGTAGTAGTCCTGCAGGGGCTCGTTCTCTTGGAACTTGACCTTTGGCGGCCTGGTGTCGCGTTTGGCCATGCCCTACCCCCTCACCAGACGGATGTTCATTGCGCCGCCAGTGGTCAGCCCACGCAACAGCGCATCGATGACCGCGAACCGCATCTGCCCACCCTGCTGGCCCTCGGCCCAGCGGGTGGTGATGTCATCAACGGTCTGCTCGATCTTGATCCGGCCGTCCGAGTCCTTGAACAGCTCGCCCTTTGCAGCACGCCATGCGGCCTCGCAGCACGCGACCTTGACCTTCTGGGCCACGGGGTCGAGGTACTGCGGGTCGAGGGCGTAGTTGCTCAGGATGTACTGCGTGGCGCGCCGGAGCGCGACCTCCTGGGCAGGCCCGTCGGCAGGCCACGTATGGCCGTAGTTCGCCATGTACGTCGCCGCCTCGGCCAGGGTCACGAGGCTGTCATAGCCCTCAGCCGGGGCAACGATCAGCGCCATGGTTAGGCCTTCGCGTCCAGCAGGGCCTGCAGGTCGGCCTTCTTGGCGCCGTCGGGCACCTCGACGCCCTTGGCCTCCAGAGCGGCGCGCAGCTCGGCCACGGTGGCCTTCTTGGCGCCGTCGGGCTCGCCGTCGTCTCCCGGGTTCTCGTAGCCCTCGGGCATGAAGATGGCGTCAATGATTTGGAAGCCGCGCTTGCGCAGTTCCGCTTTGCGCTCCGGCTTCACCGGATGCGGCTCGTACCAGACCTTTTTGTCTTGCATGTGGTTCTCCCAGAGGAGAGGGGCCGAAGCCCCTCCCATTACTTGGCGGCGTCGCCGATGGTGATCACGCCGGCCGAGGCCTTGACGCTGTTGGCCACCAGGTCCCAGTTGGTGCCGGTTGCCAACTCGGCGTCGGTGGGGCTCTTGCCGCCGTTGGCGGTATCCCAGGTGTAGCCCTTCAGGCCCAGGCCGAAGGTGTAGTCGGCTTGCATCGTGGTCTCGATGCGGTTCTTGCCGTTGGTGGTCTGGATGTTGGTGATGAGATCCGAGCCGTCGGAGACGACCGCGGCGCCGTTCACCAGGGACAGCACCTTCACCTTGTCGGGAGTGCCCGCCGTGAACAGCGAAGGCGCATCCGTGACGATCACGGCCTTGCCCAGGATGTCCACGATGGTCACGCCGCTGAAGGTGAACAGCTTCTCGGCGTTGGCCAGGTTCTGGCCGATCAGCTTGTGGTACATCGCGCCCGTCATCACCTGGGCCACGATGCGCGCCGATGCGTCGCCGAACTTGGCGTGCGCGCTGTTGATCGCGCTGTAGGTGATGCCTGCAGTGGCGGACACGTCGTTGGTGGCGCCGGCCTGATTTGCGATGGCGGCCACCAGAGCGGCGATGGCCGTGTTCAACTGGTCGGCCATGATGGCCTCGGACAGGTTGCGCGAGATCACTTCCAGAGCTTCCTCGGGCGACTTCTGAATCCAGGACAGTTGGCCCGGCTCCCACAGGATGGGGCCGAAGCCGCCAGCGATCTTCACGGTGTCGTACTGCTTCTGTGCCAGCGGCGTGGCGGATTGCGCGCCGTTGGAGGCGTAGCGGTCCACGCGGCGCTGGGCGCTGTGGATGCCGGCCCAGAAGGATTCCTGCAGGAAGTCGCCGTCGATGCTCTGCGTCGTCAGCTGAATGGAGCCGGCCGATGCAGCGTTGAACTTGGCCACGTCTTGGGCCAGGGTTTCGATGGTGGCCAGCTTCAGGTACTCGTTGAATACCTTCATGTCGGACAGTGCCATGATTTGCCTTTCTGCGCCTTAGGCGCCAGATGTGAGTTGCTTCATTGCGGCAATACGGTCGGCCTTGCTGCCGCCGAAGTTGCCCTGTTGTTTGCCACCACCATGGCCGCCCTGCGCGCCAGAGCCGGATGCCCCGGAGCCCTTCAGGATGTGGTCCTTGCCCGGGTACTGATTGACCAGCATTTCCAGCGCCTCATCGAAGCCGGCCAGGTCGCCCGGGCTTGCTGCGCTGTAGAGCTTGTTGCCGTTCGCGTCCTTGGCTACGACCTTGCCCTCTTCGATGCTGAAGGCCTTGCCGAAGTAGGCCTGCACCAGGTCGGGCGGGATCGCCAGCTTTTCCAGAGCGAACTTGGAGCGAGCGAAACTGCCGCCGATCATCTCGGCGTACAGCTGCTGCTCCAGCTTCGATGCGTTGCCGTTGGCGGCGTCCAGTTGGGCCTGGAACGCCTTGGAGATTTCGGCCTTGACCTTCTCCACTTCGCCAGCGTCAATCAGCTTCTTTTGGTCCAGCGACTGGATGGTCTCCAGCGCCTTGCGGGCAGCCTCCGGGTCAGCGATCCCCTCGAAGCCCTTGAGTTTGCTTTCTGCATCCTCGAAGCGCTTGCGGTATGCGGTGCTCTGGCCGGTCAGCTCGCCGATCTTGGCGAAGGCCTTGGCGCCATCGAAGGCGATCTCAGTGCCGTCATCCTTGATGTACATGGGAGCGCCGTCTTGCAGAACAACCGCGCCGTTGGAGTCGAGTTTCAGTTTCATGGTGGTGGGACGAGCTTTCTGCTCAGAAGTTGATGGCTTACTGCCGACGAACCCGCGTCTGCTTTCTGCTTGCGACGGGCATGAAAAAGCCCGCCGTGATTGCTCAGGGCGGGCGGGGAAAGGGTGATAGCCTCTTTCAAAAGGAGGCTTCATGAAAAAAGCTGATTGCGAGCGGGCGATTCGCGCCCTTGTGCATCAATGGGCGTCTACCGTGCACCCAGGGAAAGACAAAGGCCAACTCTATGACTCAGAGTTCATTCGTTGGCTTGAGGTTAATCACCCCGAACTATTGAGTTTCAGGTCAACCACATCCGTCAGAGACAGGGTGGAAGATTGGTTCGCACAAGAGACCAAGCAGACGTGGCGCAACTAGGCGCCTACTTCACTGCCTTCGGCTTCGTTCGCCTGGGCTTCGGCTCTTTCGCCACCTTGAACTCGGGCGGCATCATGGGCGACCAGATGCCCTTCTTGTCGCAGAGGTAGCAGATCCGGTCTTCGATCATCGTGCCGCGCTGGTAACGCCCTTTCTCATCGATCCAGGAGCCGTTCACCACCGTCATCACGGCCCGGCCACCACACTTCGGGCACTGGAGCATGCCCGGCGGCCGATACCGCGCCTTGACGCGCTCTATCAGGGCGGTCTTGGAGTCGGGCTCGGCTGGCGGAACGAGGGAGAGGTGCTTCGGCTTGTCGGTCACGGCGCAATACTACAGTCCAGCCCGCTTGAAGGCCTCTGCGTCCCGCTGCCTCAGCTCATCCAGTGTGAGATAGCGGCCCTTCGAGTCGTACATCGCATCCATCCCCAGCTTGCCGTCGCGCATCAGGCGCGCCCGGGTCTCGCCGAGCACGTCGGTCTGGCGCGCCAAGGACTGGTTCTTCAGCCAGTCGGCGTAGCTCGTCTCCTTCGGCACCTGGCCATCCATGCTGGCCCGCGTGCGCCCGTTGACCTCGATGTCCGGCAGATCGATGCCCAGCTCCTTGTGGCTCTTGAGCACTGGCACCTGGCCGGAGCGACAGCGCCAGTGCAACCGGCCCGGCCCGCTCAGCCACGGCACCTTGTGCCCGATGGGCTTGTGCGTGTCGGGCGTGTACAGCAGCCGGTCGCGGATGCGGCACATGGGCGACGTGCGCAGGTCCAGGGTCGATGACCACATGGCAGCCTTGATCAGGTCTGCATTGGCCTCCATCACGTTGTCCTGCGCCACACCGGCCGTGTGGGCCAGCGCCGTCCGCACGACCGCCTCGATGTCCCGGCGATCCTTCTGGATCAGACCGTCGATGTAGCCCTTCGCCCGGGTGCCTCGCAGCTCCCGGATGATCTGGTCGGTGGTCTTGCCCTCGACAAAGCCCTGCGCGATAGCCTGGCGCACGCGCTTGAGCTTGCCCGCATCCAGATCGCTCCAGACGCCCTGCAGCAGCACGCCCTGAAATGGCGGGGACAGCGCCGCGGCAGACACCTGCTCTGCCGAGACAGCCGCCACATGCACCCCCACCGGCAAATGCGTCTTGAGCATCTGTTCCTGGTAGCTGACTTCGTAGGGGACAAACTGCTTCAGCTCTTCGGTCAGGGCCCGGCCCAGTTGGGCGTAGGCCTCGCTGTTCAACGACCAGATGCTGGTCAACAGCGACTCCAGGCGCTGCATGGTGAAGCTGCCAGCATCCAGGCCTTCCAGCCTGGCGGCCAGTTCAGCCATGAGTCGCTGGTCCGAGCGGTTCAGCAGCGCGATGATGCGCGCCACGACTCCGTTGTCATACCGTTGCAGCGCGGCCATGTGCCGGATGGCTTCCGAGAGAATCAGGTCGTTGACCGAGGCCATCACTCACCTCCGATGGTTCCGAGTGCCGGCCCCTCCGCTTCAGCCGCGGCGATTTCCTGCTCAGGATCGACGGCGGGGTCCAGCGTGCCACGGCGCTGCATCTCCTTGATGCCAGTGACCTTGGACAGCCAGCCGGCCCCGACCATGTTGAACACCAGCTGCGCGGACGCATCCGACAGCGTTGCGGCGCCGAAGTCCTTGAACAGCGAAACAGAGCCGCCCTCGCCCGCCTGCAGCCAATCGGCCGAGAACTGCAGGCACTGGTCCAGCGCGTCCTCGAAGTCCTCGACCAGGCTCTGCAGGCTGCTCTTGTTCGCCTCGGCGTCGTTGCTGGCCTCCGTCGCTGTGCGCTGGCCGGGCTTGGCCACCAGCAGCTCGGCGCCGGTCTGGATCATCTGCTGCTCCAGGGCCTCCAACTCCGAACGCCCGACCTCGATGGACTCCGCAGAGCCCTCCACGATCTTGGCGTCCGCGTCCTTGGGTAGGCGCACGGCCATGTCCGAGGCCACGGTGATTTCGTCTTGGCTCGTCAGGCCCGTGAACACCAGCAGGCGCTTGCGGCAGAACCGGGCAGACTCGTCCTGGTCGCTCTGCTGCTGCCAGTGCTTGACGTTCAGATAGGCCAGATCCTTGAGCGGCGGCCGGCCTTCCATCGGTCCAATGGGGTTGGCCAACAGGAACACGAAGGGGATGCGGTCAAGCGTCGTCGTGCCGCTGTCGTGCAGCGCCCACCCATCCTTGCCATTGCGGTGGATCTCCCACGTTCCAGGCCGCAGAACGCGAACCTGCTGCACTTCCTGGCTGCCGTAGTCTCCGTCTTCTTCCTCTACCGTCTCCAGCAGGCGCAGGAGCACCAGCTGCAGGCCGTTGGCGGCCTGAGCAAAGCGGGCGCCCAGGATCTGCCCGTGCTTGTAGTGCACCCAGTACGGACGCGCTCCCATGCGCTTCGTGTCCGCCACCGTCACCGCCTGGCCCTCGGTCTTCGTGTGGTCCACGAGGATGCCGCCGAAGCCGTGGCTCACCATCTCGCGGAAGGCGCGGAAGGCGAACGTGTGCAGGGACGAACCCTTGTCATCGATGCTCGGCAGCAGGTCCAGGACAGGCTGCGGCACATCGGAGGGCGTCACCTCCTTACTGAACGGCTTTCCGGCCATCACCGCCAGGGTGCGCTCGAAGGCCGGGAACAGCGTCGAGGTGCTGAGTCGGTACTTGAAGTCGTCATCAGACTCCCGCGGCTGCTGCGGCAGGTAGGTCTTACCCGCCTTCCGCATTGCCGGCGTGCCACCGAGCAGCGCATCGATCACAGCCCAGTCGGCCTGCATGCGAGCAATCGGCGCGTCTACTTGGTTGACCTGAGTTGCCATAAGAAAACCCGCTCCAGTTGCCTGGGCGGGTCGGTTGTGTTGTTGCTTACCAGCGGAACTGCTGGACGGATGCCTCAGCCTTGATGACCGGCCATTCGTAGTCCACGCAATACCCGATTGCGGTGGTGATGTGCTGGTACTGATTCTTTTGGTCTTCCTGGAAGGTTGACCCCTCCTGAAGCTGCACCGTCGCCAGGCCCTTGTCGCACCACTTCGCAGTCGCCGGGTTGACGAACAGGCTTCTGTTCCCGTCCGCGGTCTTGATCTTCGCTCGGACAGCGTTCTGGCGATCCTTGATGGCCGGATGCGCCGGCTTCACGCGGCGGCTGAATGTCCAGTCGTTGGCGCGCAAGACCCCCTCGATGTCTGAGTAATCCGATGCGTGGCCATGCTTCTCGCCGGCCTGGCCCGCCGGATCGCCGTAGACCAGCACATGGCGGTTCTTGTGGCCCTTGTAGCGCTCCACGAATTCCATGGCCGACTGCTTCGACACCGCACTGGTGAGCACGATCTCATCCAGCAGCAGCAGATCCTTGCCGCCATCGCCCCGCCTAACACCGATGGCCGAGGACAGCGGCGTGTAGTTCTGGTCGTGCATCCACAGCAGCTGCTCATGCGGCTGGATGTGCTCAGCGGTATGGTTCGCCTTACTGTAGCCCTCGTAGATGCGCCCGGAGGCAGTCTCGAAGCTCGCCTCGACCTCCTGCTTGAACTGCTTCTCCGACATGGCGCGCTTCATGGCGCTCATCACGTCAGGCGGCAGGATCTCGGCCGACTTCCAGTGGAAGACCTTGAAGTTCGGGTCCTCTCCCGTGTCAGCCCGGCTGCACAGGTCGTAGTAGTGGTTCAGGCCATCAGGCACGCCCAGCAGCCAGCACCACGCCCGGTAGTCCGGGTCCAGCGGGTTGACAGTGTTGAGTGCGGGGAGGATGTTCGCCTCCCAGGCGTCGGACTTGATGTCCGCGAACTCATCGATCCCCCCGCCTTTCCAGGGGATGCCCTCAATGCGCTGCGGCTTGTCGAGGCCGATCACATGCAGCTCCGACCCATTGGGCAAGAACACGATGCGGTCAGACTCTGACGGCGGCCGGCTGTGTGCCACAGACAAGGTGAAGGCCTTCAGGTCATCCCAGAAAATCTTCTTCGCCTGGTCATGCGTCGGCGCCGCGGCGAAGTACGGTCCGGGCACACGGTTGGCCTGCTTCACCAGGAAGCGCTTGAATCGCTCCGTCTTGCCACTGCGCCGGCCAGCAGGGACCAGCGGGAACCGCACACCCTTGCTCACCGCGTCGATCAACGCCAATTGCACCGGGTGGTCCTTGAGCGCATACCATCGCGCCAGTTGACGATCCAGCAGCAGATTCCCTGTGTTCGCTTTCATCCTGGCAGCTTCTCGATCAGGTCGGCCAGAGTCTTGCCCAGGTCGCCACCATGCTCCATCTCCACCTTGTCGCGCCACCTCTGGGGCTGGCGGTTTTTGAGCCAGAAGATGGCCGCCGTGGTGTCGGGCGGGTAATGCTTGATGGTGGGCGTGATGACGATCTCGCCATTCACTGCCCGGATGTCGTCCTCTGGGTGCTCGTAGCCAGTGGCGCGCCGGAATAGCTTCTCCGCCACCTCGGCATCTGCCGTCGCCTTGCCGCCCTTTAGGGACTCCGAAAACTCGGGATGCTCTTGCTTCCAGAGGTTGAGAGTGGACTCCGCCACCTCGAAGAACTCTGCAAGCTCCTTGTCCGTCAGGCCCAGCATGCAGAGCTTCTTGGCCAGCTCGACATACTCTGGCTTGTACTTGCTGGGCCGACCTACCTTCCTGGCAGCCGGCTTTGCCTTTGCCGGTGTTGCCATGGCAGGCCCTTTCTCAGTTCAGGCGCCGTCTTTCAGGCGCTGGAGTGCTTCTGCCGTCTCGGGCAGTTCGGGGTAGGTGGTCTCTTCGCCGACGCGGGCGAAGGTCTCGACCGCCACCCCGAAGCCGGCGACGTGGTTGCCGCCGCAGTGCGCGCAGTGGAAGGCCTGGCCCTTGAAGACCATGTCCTCATCGAACAGGTCCATGTCGATGCGCTGCACGGGGCAGTCGTAGGACTGCCAGACTTCGCGGGCAGCACTCATCCCAGCGCCTCGTCATCGATGTGCAGCCTGACGGTGGTGACGATGTGCTCCGGCGTGGTGGACTCCAGGCGATTCATCTGGACCCAGCCCACGTCCACGCTCGCGCGCATGCCAGTCTGCTTGGAGAACTCTGTCATCACCTCGCGGATCTTCGCGGCGGCTGTCTTGGCGTGCTCTTGGATTTGGTCGCGCGGGGTCATGTCGGTCTTCCTGTGAATAGGTGCCACCGCTGCGGGCAAGGCGTCCCTGGCGTGTGAGGCGTGGTGGATGCGCCCGAGCGGTGGCGAACTGGATGCACCGGGCCGAATCGAACGGCCGACCTCCGGGTTATGAGCCCGGTGAGCTGCCACTGCTCTACGGTGCGGAATAAAAAAGCCCGCCGAAGCGGGCAACCACGAAAGGACAGTGGTGATCAGTGCAGAGGAAGGCCGGGCTGAATCTCGGCGTTGAGGCTTTCGATGCGGGCCAGAAGCGGGGCCTTTTCCTTCTTGCGCTCCAGCATCAGGTGCGAGCCGAAGGACGCACGGACCTTGGATTCCACTTCCTGAGCGATGGCGGACTGCAGTTGCTTCCAGAGGTCATGCCCACGCTGGGTAAGCGCATCTCGCATGCGGAAGAACTCACCGATCAGGTCAGCCTTGAAACAGACCACCGAAGGGGTGTTCCGCATCAGCGAGATCAGCAGTGCGGCCTGCTGCTCGTTCAGTAGCGCAACCTCTCTGGACTGCATCCCGCCGTTGGTCTCGAAGGGTTGGATTTCAAATCTGACCCTTCCAAACCGCTCCAGCGCCTTCTGGTGCTTGCGCAGCAGCTTCATCGTGCTCGCGTGCTGGGCCTTCATGCCCTGGCAAATGGTTTCGGTAGAGGCCAGCGGCTCGCCATCCACGATGACGACCAGGGGCTTGAATGCGTGCATAGCTGTCCTTTCATGATGCACAAATGAAAAAACCGCCACTGGGGCGGTTTGCTTGGCGGCCACTGTGTGGCTCTGGTGTGGGTAGCAGAGCTGGGATTCGAACCCAGGAAGAACGGCGTATTAGCTCTAGGCGCCACGCAGATCCTTTTGCATCTAGTCACCCTTCGGCCACTCGGGCACTCCGCTGTAATTGGTCACCCCATTCGGACTTACGCCTGCTGGGGCGCTGGGGGGATGCCGTTCGCTGACCAGCTCCGCAGCTTGTGGCGAGACATTCCCGCGCGCCAATCCCGCAGCGCGCGTCCCGGCTGGTTCGGGCGCAAATGGAAAAGCCCGCAGGGCGTGAACCTTGCGGGCTTTTGTGTTTCTCACGCCTCCGGCTACCTTCAGGTAACCGGGGCGCACGACTCAGTGTCGCGGTAAGTGGTCGCGATTATGGCACCACCTGTCAAGCCGCGCAAGTCCCGGCGCGAATATGACGACCAGAACGAGCGAAGGCCATTGATCCGGCCTTGGTGCCATTGCTGGTTGGTGGCGTTCATGCGCCGGCGCGCGGCATTGGGATGCTCCTTCTGCGGGATGTACAGGGCCAGGAGGATGCGGCGGAACTGCATGGGCACGACCTGCAGCGCGCGCTGGACCTGCATGGCGCTCCAGTCCGGCATGAAAGGCTCCATGGGTTCCTCGCGGTCCTTCATCGGCAGCGGCGGCGGGACGTACTTCCCCTCGGCACTGGCGCATCGCTGCTTCTTGTAGCGGTCCTGGGCCCAGCGCCCGTATCGCTCCAGTAACTCTTCGGCCTGGCGCAACTCCACAGGCACGGTCAGGTTCAGGTCTCGCTTCATGCGTGGCTCTCTTTCTTCAGTTGCTTGGCTTTTTCTCGGTAGTGGTCCCGAATCGCTCGGACTTCATCCCGCGTCCATTTGTGGTCGGTGTAGTTGGTCTCGACGGCCTCCAGGCGCTCTGCACCGATGCGCGCGAGCACGCCGGCGCGGAACTTGGAATAGGTCGTGCCGCCGGGGCGGTTGCAGTTCTTGCGCTGACCGAAAACGTTGTCCTCATTGAAGCGCAGGTGCGGCGCGGTGGAGCGCGAGCGGAAGTGGCCTGCATCCATTGAGCCGCCCGGTTTCATCGGCTCGAAGGGCATGCCGCAGCAGATGCATGGCAGGCCGGCATCGCGCAGGCGGATGAACTCGTTGAAGGCGGTCTGCGCCTCGGCCAAGAGTTCGCGCAGGCCCTTCTGCTCTTCCCTGAGCCGGCGCATCTCGGCCCTCTCGACCTTGGCGGCCATGCGCGCGGCCTTTGCCTGGGCCCGCTCTTCCTTCTCGCGCTTCGCGATGGCATATGGCTCGGCACATTCGGCGTGGACGATCTGACTGGGGCGCTCGGGCGTGAGCTTGGCGCGACAGTGGGCGCAGCGTGTGCGGCGGAAGGTCATTGGCCTCCCTTCATGGACGCAATCTCGGCTTCAAGCTGCTGGATGCGCTCGTGCAGCCTCTTGTGCGCCTGGTATGCGTGCCAGGATGAACCCGC